CCATAGACGGCGCCAAGCTCATACGCGTCGGCCTTCAAGCAATGAGCCATCTAATCCCGGTCGACAGCCGGGAAACCAAAGGAGGCCCAGCTCTTGGCAGAGAGTTGGGCCCCCAAATCCTATGCGGGCGCTCCAAGTGGAGCTGCAACACCTGCGCAGGGCGAACAGTGCCCTGCAGGCCCGCGTCCGCGACCTAGAGGGTTTAATTACCCGAAATACCTCCGCACCATTAGGAGGATCTGGGCCCATTACAACCATCCCACGTGGGTCCAGAAGGTCAACCTTGGTGAGGGCGTCTGGAGTGGCTTCAACGCCGAATTTGAACTCGTCTCCAGAGCCCAGAAGTCAACGCCCTGTCCCGCATGTAAACACGACACCACCTGTGTCGCGGCGACAGAGCTCTACTTCACCCCGAGTGGGCACCCCTTCCAGGCCCCAAAGCGTTACTGCACTAACGAGGCCTGTGACACCGGCTTCTGCAGGCCAAGCCGCAGAACATTCAACAGTATCGACGCAGTTGTCGAGTGGGCCGGCTTTAAGTCCAGCCCCCGAGACCACTGCCTCGAAAACTGTTGTCTCGCACCCATATGCCGGTGCCATCCTCGAGGCGACTAGAGCCAAAGGGGAACTAGCCCATGATGAGAGGCCTGTTTATGTCGCAGACCATGCCATAGACAGGTCCCTCAGGGAAAGTGTGGGCATCACACGCCGCGCGGTGAACAAGATGACGGCCGTGGACGAGGAGGAGCCAAAGGGAATGTGGAGGTACTTGCCTAAGGTACGCAGTCCAGCGCTGCGGGCTGACAAGTATCTGCTATTTTTCCTTCTGAACAAGTTTGCGTTCATTGAGCGCAGCCCGGACACCATGCGGAGAATGTGGGAGTCACTCAATCAAGTAATGAGGGACTTCGACACGCGTAACAACACCATTGAGGAGATTTATCTCCTCAAGCACCAGGCTGTCAGGGCCGCTATGGTACCTCCCGCTGAGGAGTTGCGCACCCGCAAACTCCTCCAAGAAGCCCCGAACTTGGATAAGCATGCCAAGTTCACCAAGGATGGACATCTTGGTCATAAGCTCGAGGCAAGCTTGAGCACAATTGGGAATTTGTTCCAGCCTACCAAGAGCCTACCGACCAAGAAGTAGGACAGTCGCGTGCTCAAGGCAGTTTGTTTGAAAGGCATGTCATTGAATGACAAAGTGTTGCCTGGCAGCTGCCTTAGCGCAGGAGCATGCGACCATGTGTGTAAGCGTTACACACAACAGATGTTCACTATACAAGGGTTCACAAGTGAGGTTTGGACCCACGGTTCTTGCGTTTGCAATGAGGTCATTGCGCTAAAGAATCGACACCAACTATGCGACGGATCCGCCTATAACAGCACAGTGGATTTACGTAGGCCCCTACGGAAACTGATCACCAATCTTGAACCATGCTCAGAGCAAACCGTGATTGCACATGCTGATGGCAGCCGAAAGAAGCTATTGCAACGTGCAGCTGACAGCTTGAGCACACACGGGTTGGAGCACAAAGATGCGTGGGTCAAGATGTTCCTGAAGGATGACAAGTACCATACACCTGAGTACAAGGCCCCCAGATGTATCCAATACCGGAATAAGCGGTATGGGCTTAGGTTGGCCACATTCCTACATCCAATAGAGCAACGGGTCATTACGCTTAAACACAATGGAACTCATGTGTTTGCGAAAGGGAGAAACATGAAGCAACGTGGCAGGGACATTGCTGCTAAGTTGTTACCTAATTGGGTGGCAGTGTCAATGGACCACTCCAAGTTTGACTCCCACGTCAATGAGCACTTGCTGAGGTTGGAGCATTGGTACTACAATCAGTGTATCAATGATCCAGAATTAAAATGGCTTTTGGAATGTCAGCTCCGCAATAAGGGGTTCACCAAGAACAACACCAGGTACACCACTAGGGCCACCCGTATGTCTGGAGACCAGAATACTGGCCTAGGTAATTGCATAATTAATTATGCCATGACTAAGGCCATGCTCGACCACCTAGATATACCCCATAACCTGTACATAGATGGTGACGATTTTATTGTGTTTGTGCACAGAAAACACAAGCACCTGATTGACCCTAACTGGTACAAACAATTCGGAATGAAGACCACAACTGACCAGATCACCGACGTACTGGAGCACATTGATTTTTGCCAGTGCCGCCCCGTGTACGACGGAGATAGTTACACCTTAGTGCGCAACCCAGCCAGATTGCTGGCCCGCTTACCTTGGTTAGTTGGACCGATTAATGGCCGTAGCCCATGGAACATAGTAGCTTCTGCCGCCCAGTGTGAGATTTCACTAGGGTATGGATTGCCCATTGGTCAATACGTTGGACACAACGTATTCTTATACGCCTCTAACAAAGGAGGCCGTTTCAAGTCAAACTGTGTGGCAGAATGGAGGCACAAGATGGAGCGCATGAAAGCCGGGAACCTAAAACCCGTGGACTGCGCACCCGGTGTCAGGGCGTCTTATGAGCGTGCCTGGGGAATATCTATTCCTCAGCAGTACATCATAGAGCATGCAACTATTGCGCCCCCCTTCGAGGAGGAGTGGGACCACACCCCCTTCGACCGGAAAACCTACTAATAGGTTCAGATGGCTAAGACCAACGGAAACCAGAGGCGTAAACGCCGTGTAGCGACACCAGTGCGTGTCAGAACCGTTAACTTTCAACGCATCAGGACGACTACCGTTCCTGCCCCCGTGAACATCGCTAGCAATATCCGGTCCAGACAACCGAGCACTATAGCTAAACAGTCGGCAACTGACCGTCTGTTCACGACTACGCTACGCTCAGGAGCCGAGAGGGGAACCGTGATTTATGATCAAGCAATCACCCCCTCTCTTTTGCCGCGGTTGCGTCAACAGGCGGGCGTGTTCCAGAAAATTTGCTGGCACAGCCTGACTTTTGAAATCCAAACGCAAACCCCCACAACAACTGGTGGGGGCTACGTGGTGGCTTTTGCCGTCGACCCCCTTCTGGAGGTTGGATCGGGCCAGGTGGCACTCAATGCTATAACAACAATGCAAGGTGCCCAGACTTCAAAGACCTGGCAGTCCGTAGTATTTACAGCCCCTGTGACCAGGAACCCCCTGTTCGTGGCCACTGGTGCTGACCTTCGACTTTACTCCCCTGGCCGTCTTATAGTCGTAGTAGATGGGCCTCCAAATGTAGACGTACCGATCACCATCATCGCTAAATGGACTGTGTCACTAACTAGTCCTGCCAGAGTTCAGCTGGCCCAATCCATTCCTCAGCCCACCCTGACCGCCTCCTTCTTATACACTGGAGAGGAGCTAGTCAGATGGGAAAACTGGAATCCAAGTACTAATTCGATCACCCCAGGCACCGAGGAACCAAGCGCCAAGAACATGCTTAGTGCCTTCTCTGGCCTGATGCCTTTGTCACTATACCAGAACACGGTCTACTACAAATTGCCGCATCCGGTCCCCATCCTAACGACTAGTCCAATATCACCTCTAGCGATCGCTGAGTTTATTGGGCTAGTGGCTAATGGGGATGTTCTGGAAGCCCGGTTGTACAAGAAACCACATCCAAGTGAGGTTATGTACTCGAGCAATTCACAATACCTTGTGCTATCGCAAGGCTCGCTGTTGTTCCCAATCAGTCCCCGGGAATTTTCAGGAAATGCTGCCGGTGCTTTTTTAGTGACTGCCCAAGCGTTGAGTTGTGCACCAGGACACTCTCAAGTCTGCAAGAAATTGCAGATGATACAACCAACCGAACAATCGAGTCCATCAGGAGCAACAGTGACCGAATTGACTCTTCTATCGGAGGAGTTGAGCAAGCTGTACACTTAGTTAGTGAAACAATAGTGGCGGAAGGGCCGTACCTAGGGCCCGTGGAGTTTGCAGCCGGAGTGGTTGAACTCACTTCCGCTGTGGCTGCTCAGACCGCAGCCCTTGAATTACCCTTGGTGGCTGGCCCAGCTAGTATAGTTGGCGCCGTCACTGCTGGAGACGCCGCTATTGTTGGAGTTCTAAACACTATGTTGAACTCAATACGCAGCCTGACCCCAGCCATCCCGTTTCCAACCGGTCCGCAACTACTCTCAAATGGAGGTGCTGCGCGACTTAACACCAATACGGTTTGGACAACGTGGGCTATTGCCTTGTCGCCCAATGACAGGCCTTGGCCAGCCATCTTAGATCATGATTTTAGGTTACATGTTCTCAGCGGCGGGGTAGTAACTGTTCTCACTTGTCGTTTCGTCACCCTACCTGTTATGCAGGGCACGAGATGCGTAGCAACAGTGTCCACCAACACCAATGGACGATACATACTATGGCGAACCTAACTGTCTACATCCACACACGCGCAGCCCAACAACTTTTGTTGTTGTCGGGATTAACGACCCCGCGCTGGCGAGTTTGGTGTCCGGGGAAATTGCTCAATGAGCAGGGCGCCCGGAACCTCAGAACATGGACACAGCCTATTGCGCTGGAAAACATCCGCCCCCGAGACCTACTGCGCCGTTTCCCAGTAGGTCTCGCTC